GTGCAGCTCAACGAGCCGCTCCATGATCTCAGCCGATAACCGACCCGCATCCGACCGTGCGCCGTCGTAAGACGCATCGAAGGTCGCCGCGCGGTCGTATGTCGCAGTAATCACGTCAGGTCACCGACCGGGTTGTGAATCAATTTCTTGAGCTCCGGCGAAATCTCAACGGCGTCAATGCCTTGGATGCCGAGCTGCCCGATGCTCTCGCGTTGTTGCAGGATCAGGATCAGCGCCCGAATCTTTTTTATCCGCTCGCCGTATTCCCGCGTGATGGTCTTCCGCTGCATCTCAAGCGTCGTAATGGCCCGCGCCGCCCTTGCTGAGAAGCGCAGAGCCTCCAGTTCTCGTTGATCTTGGTCGTGTGTTTGGGTCGTCGTCATGTGTTGCCCCATCGCTTTTGACGGATTGCGCTGCGAGTCAATCACGAACGCGTTTCTGCCTCGCGCTCAATTACCGTCAGCCCGTTGTTCCGGTGCGTCCAGTAAACGACGCGCCACTCCGGCTTTGCCTCCAGCCACTCGTAAATCGCCACGTTTATCCCGCAACCGCCGTCATCGCCTATTTTCCCGAACGTCTCGGTGTCGTGGAAAACTATCCAGCGCCGTGCCGCGTCGCCATGAATTGCCAGCTCCTGCCGCACTTGGTCGTAGCGGTGCAGCGTGTCCACGAATAGCAAATCCGTCGGCTCAATCTGCGAGATTGCCAGCGTGGAGCAGATCGAAAACACCCAGTCCGTTTTTGTGTGCGGTCGCATCGTCTTAAACACGTCGAACTGGTCGTTGATGTCGTAGCTTCGCAGCGTTGCTCGCTTCGTTCGCAGCCCGTGCAGAAACGCGAGCGTTGAGCACCCGGTCCGCACGCCGAATTCTGTCACCTGCTGGCATTGGGACGCGAGTAGCGAGAGCAAAGGCAGATGCTCGTTGATGTCGCTCGGCATTCGCGTTGCGTGTTCGAGTGCTGTTGTTAGTTGGTCGGTTGTGTTTTTCATGGTTTGAATTTTGAGGGAATTTGCCCCACAAGGTCGGCGATTTTCTTTTCAACGGCTTCGAGTGCGGTCGTGCTTGCTCGGACCTTGCGTTGGATCCCTGTCCGCATCTTGAGCCAAGCGATGATCTGCGCTTCGATTTCTTCTTTGGTTTTGTTCATAGGATTAAATTTGAGGTGAGACGATCTCGCGGCCGTTAATCCAAAACTGCTCCTCGATTCGCCCGTCGGCGAAGACGAGCCGCACCGCTGGCCCGTCGAGCCGGTGAATCTTCCCGTGATGATACCACACGCACGAGCCGTCTGGGTTCGTGACTGCCGGTCCGCCCTCCGCGTGCAGCCGATTTTGTTCGTCGTAGAGCCTCATAGTTTTTTGTGGAATGAAAAGCTGGGTTTGAAGAACTCGACCACCTTGGCGATGCCGCCCGCGCCGTTGCGGTTCTTCGCTTGGTCAATGACGACCTGCACCGTCGGCGCGTCAGGAACTGCCATCACGTCAGGGTCAGGATAGAGCAGCCACACCCGATCTGCGTCCTGCTCGATTGCGCCTGACTCGCGCAAGCCTGAGAGCTTCGGCCGGCTGCCGTCCTTCTCCGCGTCCCGGTTGAGCTGCGAGAGCAGAATCACAGCCACGTTGAAATTCAGCGCCATGAGTTTTATCCTGCGCGACATGAGCGCCACCTGTTGCTCGCGTGGTGCGCGTGAGTCCTCGGCGTGGAGCAGTTGCAGGTAGTCGATGACGACCACGTGCGGCAGAGCGTCCGCGGCCTTGAGCATCGCCACGCGGTCCTCGATGTCCGAGACCGACTTGACCTGACGCACCTCGAAGATGTGCAGCCGCTTCTCGTCCGCTTTCATCTTCTGCGCCGACGCAATCCACGAGGTCTTGGCCGATTGATACTCGGCGGCAGTGCAGCCCCGCACGATGCCGGCGCTTCGCCCCAGCCGTTGCTTGGCGAGCCGGCCGACCAAATCCCGCGCCTGCATCTCAAGGGAAACGATCATGGCCTTTCCGCCGCCGCGCACAACTGAGTCAGCCATCTGGATAGCGAGCGCGGTCTTGCCGACGCCCGGCCGGCCTGCAATCACGCAAACCTCGCCGCCTCGGATCTTCCCGAAATACTCGTCGCAGTGCGGCAATCCAGTCCCGACGACCCCGGCCTCCTTGCCGTGCATCTCGTCGTGGATGTATTCGTCCACGATGGCCGAGAGGCTTTTGGTCGAGCCTTGGATCGAGACCGCCAGCTCGGCCTCATGGATCGCTTTCCGTGCGGCCGACCAGTCCTCTTCCCATTCGCCGCCCTCGCGTGGCGTGACGGCGCCGAGAGCTTGAGCGAGCTTGGTCACGGCCTTGCGGCGCTTGTTCGCGTCGATGACTTCGATCGTAAGCTGCTTCGCAAAGATCGATGTCGGCTCAAGCGCGGCGATCTCCGCCAGTTGGCCCATGCTCTCGGCATCGATGGCCGAACCAAAGGCGCGCCGGCCGACTTTGAAAACGTGCGTGTCCTTGTCCTCGGTCGCGGTCTGCACGAGCGCCTGCCAGATAATCCCGAGCATCGGGTCCGCGAAGGTCTCGGCGCTGATGCCGTGGTTGACCGCAGCGGCCACGGTCTGCACGCCGCCGGCCATGCACGCCGCGATCAGCCGGCGCTCTGCGGGCGATGGATCAGGAGCGGTCAATGACGCTTTCATGGGTGAAGGTTGGTTTGGATTTCTTGCCGGCTTCGATTTGCCACTTCTTCGCTCGGTCAATCTCGCCGTTCCAGTTATTGAGCAAGGTCGCCAAGTCTTTCCTCGCGTAGGTCTCGGTCTGTGGCGCAGCGTAAAAGCGTTCTAACAGCCTCCAGTCATCTTCGTTCGTTGCCTCGATAGCTGCGCGGTTTTTTGCGTAGGCTCGCGACTCTCCGCTGGTCAGCGGCGTTGATTCGCGACGACCCATGAGACGTTCGGCGCGAAGCTGAACTTCAGCCTTCGCCTTGGGCGGCGGAGGCGGAGTCGTTTGTGAATCAAGCGACAAATTGAGTTCCGAAGGCTCTTCTCCCCCTTTAGGGGGTAAGGGGGTATTATTAGGAGGTGGAGAAGGAGAAGGAGAGTTCACCTTCGGTTGCGCTTCCGGTTGAACCGTGGTTGAACCGTGGTTGAACGGCGGTTGAACCACGGTTGTGACTCGCTTGCGACGAGCCTCACCTGATGCCAAACCTTTTTCGCGCTGTAAACGTCGGTAGTTGTCTTGCTCGATGCGAACCACTTCGAGTCTTGGATTTTGTCCGTTGGGGAATTTTGCAAGCACGTGCGATGAGACCGGACCCTTGGCAATCAGCGCGGCCCGATCGGGGTCTGGAGGTATTGCTCCCCGTCCCCATTGCGAGCAAAGGAGCAGGATGTAAGCCCCGACCTCGGCTTGTGTCATGTCGGCGACACCGCCTAAGAAGTCGTCAGGGTAAAATTGAAATGCTGGAGGTTTCATAAATCAAAAAAATCGTCCGCCAGTCTACGCGGTGAAACTTGGCGATAGAACACGCCTCGCGCAGACTGACGGACGAAAAGTTAGTGATTGATCCATGCTTAGGCGTTTCACGGCCTTGCTTTTGTTTATGCGATGTCCTCCCCGCGTCAAGCCCCGCTCGACTCGAATCGCTCAATGCTGAGATAAACGCCAATCCTCGCGTCGGTGATCGCCCAATACTTCTCGACCGTGAGCTTTGCCACCTGCGAGTCATCCCGCCAAATCCGCCCGCCTCGCGTGATGCGGTCGAGCACGAGCTTCGCGAGATTGTCGGCGTCAGGCTTGCTCACGTGGCAGACCGGCGCGCTCGCCTTCACGTGTCCGCCCTTGCCGTAGTGGCTTTTCGGCCGGCGGAAGAAAAACGTGAGCTTCACGTCAAACGCTCCGACCGGATCGACTAGTGACACAATTTGCTCGCGCTCGATCCCGAGATCAACGGCGCGCTTCCACGCGTCGGCAACGTCTGAATCATACATTCTGGCAACGTGCTTCGATCCCATCTTCCGAGCGAACGCTCTCGCCCGTGGTTGGCCTTTCGGATCTCCAAAGATAAAGGTGTTCAAACTGTCCTCCCCATTCGCCTGACGAGCAAATGATCGCGCTCGGCCTGCGTGATGCGATGCAGCGCCAAGCTCATTCGCCGCGCTCTCGCGTGGACATTGCTCAGCGTTGCGCCGCGCAGGTTTCGGACGATCTCGCTCGGTGACTGCATTTCGAGCAGCCGCCGGTCGATCTCATGATTCGTTTTTTGGTGCTGTGATTTTGATCTTACCATATTGTGCCTTTCGTTTTTTGAACCGTCCGAGCTTGTCCCGGCCGGCCTGTGTTTTGCGTTCGTTCGCGAGGTAGTTCTCGACCCATTGCTCGTCGCGGCCTTTGCGTTTGCCGAGCGAGTGACCAAGGTAAAAGCAGATTGCACTAGTGCAGAGTGCGGTCGCAACGGTGATGACGAATAGTTCTTTCATATTTCGTGGTGGATTGAAATTCTGGTAACGATCCACTCGACCTCGGTTTCGAGTTCGTCCGCCGCGATCAAAGCCTGTTCAATCGTGCAGCGCTTCACGACGCTGATGGAGTGCCCCGGCGCGCTGAGCGTGATTCGCCAGTTGTATTTGAGGTTGGATTTCATTTTGCATACCACGCCGGCAGTTTGAGTTCGTGAATCGTCGGCTCGATGTTCGGCCAATCGTTGGTTTCAAGGCTGCGCCTGAGCCGCACAAGGTCCGCAATGTTTTCGTCCTGGCCCTTGGCGATCGCATCGTCCGAGAGCTTGTAAACTGCGACGCCGTAAGGCTCGCACTTTTCCACCGCGACGTAATACATCCGAGAGACTGGCCGCTGATAAATCTCGTTGATGAGCGGCAGATAGAAACCTGCTTGCCTGTGGTAGCCGTAGGAAAATGCCGCCCTCTCGAAGTTTCGGAACGCGTCGCTGTCCAAGCTCTCGACCGTCTTGAGGTCGAGCGCGTAGGGTTCGCCGTTGGTGACCTCGCAGCCGAAGGACGAGAACCAATCCGTCCGGCATTGCAGCGCGCCGAGTGCGTTCGGCTGCGCTTTGCGCCAAGTCATTTCGGCGTGGCCATCATAAAGCAACTGCGACGCGATTGGGTGAGCCGCCACCGCTTCGCGCATCGCCACGACCTGTGCCATCTCGTCGGAGTCCAGCAGCGTCTTATCCGCGTGCTGAGCGCTGAACTCGGCGAACTGGATCTTGCCTTCTTTGGTTCTGCGGTCGCAGTCCGGTCGCAGAATGTAGCGCTTGTGAAATTCCTTTTCTTCCAAGATCGCGCAATGCACCGCTGAGCCGAGAAGGAAAGCGCCGGTCTCTTCCGGTGGTGGC